CGGCCAACCCGGAGAGGTCGTGATGCCGGCGGAGGCCATGTCGCATATCGGGGAAGCCTTCAAGGACAGCATCTCGCTGAAGAAGTACGACGAGTGGATCGGAGGCAACAAGGTGCCGACCAAGGCCTCGCTGCCGACCGCGAAACGGCCGGGCGGCATCTCGCACCGCTTCAAGAGCGGCCACACCAAGGGTGCGAGACCTTCGTTCAGGAACACGGGCTTATATCAGAGCAGTTTCGCGGCGTGGATGGACTAGGGAGGAGACCATGGACAAGGTACTGACCACGAATGGCTTGCTGCTCCTGATCCTGATCGCCGAGGTTCTCGACCTCGTGCGCCACTGGTGAACTCATGATTGCGAGGTTGCTCCATGCTGAAAGCCAAAGAAATGACCGACAGAGGCACGCAGGTCCTCGTCGATCGTGAAGGCCTGAGGACCACCGCGTATCAAGATTCAGTCGGCGTCTGGACCATCGGTGTCGGCCACACATCATCGGCGGGACCGCCGGAAGTTTACGCGGGCCTGACGATCACCGAAGTCGAGGCGATGGAGATCTTCGACCGCGACAATAATTATTTCGAAGACATCGTGACCGAGCTGGTGACGGTGCCGCTGCAGCCGCACGAATATGACGCTTTGGTGTCGTTCGTGTTCAATATTGGCGAGACGGCGTTCAGGGATTCCACGCTTCTCGAAAAGCTCAACGCTGGCGACAAAGAGGGAGCGCTTGAGCAATTCAAGCAGTGGAAAAAGCCGCCCGAGATCATCCCGCGACGACGCGGAGAATATGCTTGTTTCGGCTTCGGCATCTATATCGCGAGAATCGAGGACGACAGTCCGCTGCTGCAAATGGCTTGATGCTTCCCATAACGGATGAAGCTCAGAAATGGCGTCGATCAACGAGGCGCTCAATACCAAGCCGCCGCTGGGCGCGGCGCTCGCCGACGGCGTTCGCACGCTCTCGGCCAATCAACAAATCGCGTTCTCGCTCTACAGGAAGTACGTCTTCCCTCTCGACGGCATGGTCTACTGGCTGCGAGTTCCGTCCAGCTCGACGCCAGTCACCACTGCCGGCATCCAGGCCATGCCCGGCCTTGCTTCGGTGACGGTTGCGCCTGGCGAGGCAATCCAAATCGTTGGTGGTAATATCGCTGCGCTCGACATCGTCGGCGGCACCATCGTCAATCCGCTCTCCGCCATCGATCAGGGTCTGACGACCGCCGAGCCGCTGTTCGTCGATTTCACCGGCCCGGCCTACAGCTCGGAGAAGCTAACCACGGTGGCGCTGGCGCCGGGCGCAAGCATCAAGATCCCGGCGCAGCCGTCACGCGGCGGCTGGGTCAACGCCGCGACCGGCGGACATCAGTTCACCGTCGTGGTGCAGCAGAGCGTGCCCTCGGTGAGCCTGCCGACCGATGTCAGCGTCGTGGGGTCGTTCCATTACGACACGGCCATTGAACAGCGCGAGGACGCGGTCATCGATTCCAACACAGTCGTGTTCTCGTCGCTGGAAGAAATCCGGGCCTTCAACGAGATCGGCCCCGACTATCTCTATATCGGTCACTACCGCGAACTCACTTTTGCGTTCTCGTCGCGCGGTCGTCTCTATGAGCAGGCAGACCTGTATCATTACTTGGGGAAGGCACTGTATTCGGTCAACGCGACGCAGATTATTGACGATCCTAGCCAGTTTAACCCAACTCTCATCGTCTCGAATTCGCTGCCGGTCTGGCTCAATATGCCAAATTATGTTCCTCCCTATCCGGGGTTCGTCTGCCCGTTGCCGCTGTTCCCGTCCTTCCTGGTGACCGACAATCTGCCGCCGCCCTTCGGCGCGGTGCATATCGAGCGCACCGAGGTGCTGCACGCGGCACCATTCTACGGGTTCCTGGGCGAGCAGAGCCAGACGGCCCGCGACCGGGTGCGCGTGACGCTCTACGGCGCCAATGCCCGCATGGCCGCCGACTTCCTGTCGTTCGTGCTGCAATACTCGCGCGATTGGAATCTCATCGGCATGGCCAACATGCCGAACATCACCGACGAGAAGCACCAGCAGCCCGAGATGCAGATCCTGGGCCAAAGAAAACGAATTGAATTCGTCGTCAACTACGTGGATTTCGTCGCACGCAATCAGGCGCAGCAATTTATCGAGCACGCCAAGGTGTCTTTTATCCCCCAATGGTTGAATCAGTGATGCGCGCGAAACCAGGAGAAGCGGCGCTATTCTTATGCGAAGCGCTCGACTACGCGGGCACCGAATGCCTCATCTGGCCGTTTGCCAGAGACAAGCGCAGGGGGTTCGCGCGCATCAACTGGAAGGGCCGTCATAGAACTGCCGCTAGCGTTGTCTGCGAGCTTGTTCATGGACGGCCGCCGCCGAAGCACGAGACCGCCCATTCCTGCGGGAATGGCCACCTCGGATGCATAGCGCCGCGCCATCTCCGCTGGGCGACACGGAGGGAAAACAGCAAGGACGCCGTTCTTCACGGCACCACAGTCCGTGGCGCCAGGAACGGTTCATGCAAGCTTACAGAGACTGAGGTGTTCGGTATTCGCGAGATGCGAGGCCTAATTTCTCAGAGGAAAATCGGCGAGCAGTTTGGCATCAACCGAGGTACCGTTTGCCGCATCCAGAACAGCCAGAAATGGCATTGGCTCTAGTTGCGTCCACGCCACAACATATGAGGAATAATCATCATGGGACAGCAAACGACATATCTGCCCAATTTTCTTGCCAGCTATCCGATCCTGGCCCCGGCCCAGAAGCCGGGAGGCGTCACGGTGCTGGCAGCAACCGCAAAATTCGCAGGCGGTTCCCTGACCTTCACTGCCAATCCCGTGGCTGCCTCGACCGCTACCTATAACGGCACGGTGGTTACCTTCGTGGCCTCGGGTGCGGTCGGCAACCAAGTCAACATCGGTGCCAATCTTGCAGCAACGCTGCAAAATCTGCAGGCCTTCATGGCGGCCTCCAGCGATGTCCAGATCGTCAAATTCAAATCGTCAGTGAGCGCGACCGTGCAAACGCTGAGCGCCGCAGCGCTGGGCACGGGCGGCAATGCTTTGACGATTGCGACGACAGTGGTGGGTGCGACGGCTTCTGGCGCGACGCTGACGGGCGGCGCTGCGGGCGCAACGACGCCGAACAAGCCGCAGTGGGGCTCGACCGCCGGCAGCGGTCCGCCGACGCTACTCGTCGCGAAGTCGCCGCCCACGGCCACCGCATCCACGGCGGCGCGCGCCAGCAACGCCAAGAAGCACTGAGGAGAGCATCATGGCCCTTGTGACCCAGTTCTCGACTGATCCCAATGCGGTCGTTACCGTCAAGGTTTCGATCGTCGAGGCTCCGACGCCTAACTCGTACCAGCAGACGGGTGCCTTGGTCAGCTTCGGCTCGACCGAGCTGGTGGCACCCGACACGGCGCTGCTCACGCAGCTGTCGGATCTCACGCCGTTGCTGGAGCCGGCCATGGCGGTGACGAACATCGCCTGGGCTTCGTCGGTGGCGACGGCCACGCTCGCGGCACCGGGAAACACTGACATCACTGTCGGCGACGTGGTGCCGATGGTGCTGTCCGGGTTCACGCCGGCCGGCTACAACGGCTCGTATCAATGCACCTTCACGGCGGCCACCACCTTCACTTTCCCGCTGACCACCAATCCGGGAACGGTGACCGTAGAGGGCACGGCGACGCCACAGGCCACCATTGAGCTGCAGCAGATGGCCACCACCTATTTCGCCCAGGGCAACATGGGCGGGCCCTATGTGCTGGAGCTTGGCTATCAGACCAGCTTCGCCAACAAGGTGACGGCGCTCAACAGCTGGCTCACGTCCAACCCGTTCACCATCTACGGCTTCTTGCTGCCGCGCGAATGGGGCGTCTCGGTCGTCAACATCACGGCGATCGAGAACCTGCTCAAGCAGCACCAGAACCCGGAGGCGATGGTCTATTTCTGGTTGACGGTGACGCCGACGACCATGAGCACACTGGGCCCGACCTACAAGAACGTCGTGCAGCTGATCGAGGCTCCCTCGCTGACCGATCCGCTCCAGGCCAACCTCACCGCCACTGATGGCGAGTTCACCCTTGCGGCGTTGCTCTATAACGCCATCACCTATCGGCCGAGCAACACCAACCGGGTGGCGCCGATGTGCTTCAAGTATCTCTATGGCGTGACCATGTATCCGCAGAAGAACAATGGCCCGCTGCTCCAGTCGTTCAAGGCGGCGAATACGAACTACGTCACGAACGGCGCCGAGGGCGGTATCGCCTTCAACATGGTCTACCAGGGCGTGACGCTCGACGGGCATGACTATTTCAACTGGTGGTGGACCATCGACTGGGTGCAGATCAACGTCAACCTGGATCTGTCGAACGCCATCATCAACGGCTCGAACAATCCGCTGGCGCCGCTCTACTACAATCAGGATGGCATCGATCAGCTGCAAACGGTGCTGGTCGGCACGATGGGGGATGCCCAGACCTTCGGCTTGGCGCTCGGCCGGATTGTCTCGACGCAGCTCGATGGTCCCATCCTGCAGCAGGCCATCAGTGCCGGCAAATACGCCGGGGCGTGCGACGTCAATGCCGTGCCGTTCATCAACTACTCGCTGACCAATCCGGGAGACTACAAGATCGGCGAATACGATGGCCTGTCTTGCCTGTTCATCCCGGCGAGGGGCTTCGTGCACATCCTCGTCAATGTCGTTGCGACGGATCTCGTGGCGCTGTGATCGGCAACGAAGGCATCAAGGAGATAACCCATGGCTTTTCAGTTACCACCCACGGGCGTCATTCAACGGCTGCGCGCCCACGTCACCTTCGACGCCAATTCGGAGTTGAATGTCAATGCCAGCCAGATCACCACCGAGGGCATTCGCATTGGCCTCGAAGGCAACGCTACGGACTTGCTGCCGGCCATGACGTCGCTGATCTCGTCGCCGGCCCCCTATCTCGCCTGCACGGTGACGATGCCGCTCATCCGGCCCAGCCCAATTGCGGGCACTTACAAGACCCGGATCGAGAAGGCCACGCTGCTTGGCACCATGCAGATCATCCCGGACGTGTTGGACCTGGACGCTTTCCTTGTCTTCAACACCGCCCTGGAGACAGTGCGCGAGATGGCGATGTCGGGGCTTGAGGCCGCCATGGTCGTCACCCTGCGCGGTTACTTCCAGGTCAATACGGATTACTACAACCAGTAATCGATCAAGCGGAAAGTGGGGAACAGGCATGAACGATCGCATGAACGATCAAGCAAGAGCAGGCATCAAGGACCAACCGATCAGGATCAATCGTAAGCTGAACCTGGTGCTACAGATAGATACCGAGAAGAAGGGGACAATTCACGTGCACTCGGTGCCGATCTCGCGAGCCGTCTTCGAGGAGCATTTCCTGGCGATCTCGCGGGCCTACACGGCGATCTACGAGAACCGGCTCGATTGGATGGGGCCGCGCCTGGCCAAGCTGATGTTGCTGCGCGAGGCCGAGGCCATCGGGCTAGGCGAGACCGAGAGGGTCAAGACGATCCTGTTGCCCGAGATCGAGCGGCTCACCAATGTGCTGATACCAGGCGAGCGCGGCTGGGAGACGCTTCCCTATGCGGCGGCCCGCAATCGCGGCGTCATCGACGAGGACGCCGTCATTGAAATCGAGAACGCGCTAGTGTTTTTTACCTGTGCCTCGGCGCTGCACCCCCAAAGGGAATTCGCGGTGATGGTGACGGGGCTGCAACGTTTCTGGGGCGCTGCAACAATATTATCGAATGTTACGGAGTATCGGAGTTCCTTGCCGATCTCGACACCGGCCGAGACTACTGGCGAGAAACCGATCCCGACTGCGGCGGCGGAAGCATCATCCATTCCGACCTGACCTGGCTGGTCGAGCACGGCCTCAAGGCCTTCCTGGAGCAGTTCGAGTTGCAAGGCTACGAATCGCGCCGCCACTGGCAGATGCGCCACATCATGCAGACGCTGAGAGCATAACCCATGGCTGACCACGCCATCCTAGAGATCGACGTCCAAGCGGACGCCTTCACGGCCTTCGCCAAGCAGTTCGCCGATTTCCGGCAGACGGTGCAGGACCTGCCGCAGGTCTGGAAGGGATCGACCGTCGCGATCGGCGAGCTGGTCAAGAGCCTGGCGCCGCTGACCCAGGAGGTGCGGCGCTTGGGTCGGGCGTTGAACCAGTTCGGCCAGTTTGCCCAGCAGGCCCAGCAGGCGGCCACTGCAGTCGGCCAGACGGCCACCTCGATCCAGCAGGGCGCTGCTGCCCAACGTGTGCTCAATCAGCAGATGGGCCAGAGCGCAGGGCAGGCCGCCGCCATCACCAGCAACATGAAGCAATGGGGCGGGATGGTCACGAAGATCAAGGAGGCGGCCGGATTGGTCGGCGTCACCCTGACCATCGCCGGCATGCAGCAGATGATGCGGCAGATGGTCGAGACCAGTCGCCTGGCCTCGGGCGTGGGGATGCGCTGGGGACAGTACCGAGCCTTGCAAACGGCAGGCATCGGTCTGCTCGATTCGCCGGCTTCGACCGCCGAGAAGCTGGGGATGGCCCGCTACGACATCACCTCTCCGCAACGCTTGCCTTATCAGGTCGCCTTCGGAGCGCGGGCGCAGCAGGTGCTGCAGAAGGGACCGGAAGCCACCGGAGATCTGCTGGAGTGGTTCTACAAGAACTATGGCAAAGGGACCGCCGGGTATTCCGAACAGACCATGGTGACCATGGCGCGCCCGTTGGGCATGCTCAACCAATTCTCGCCACGTGAACTCGTCGAATTGCAGGACGAGAGCAAAAGGAAAGAATACATCAAGGACCTGAAAGAAAAGGGCGACATCCCGGAGGAAACACTTAAGGCGTTGCGGGAACTGGACAAGTCTCTCTTCAGGTTGACGACGTTCATTGACACAAAGCTGGCTGGCCCGCTTGCGAATTTCGCCAATGCGCTGACCGGCGAGAAAGGTCTCGGGCCACAGCTAGCCGCATTCGGCGTGGTGATTGCCGGTCTTGCTGGATCGCTGAAGTTCTTGAGCGCATGCATGTGTGGCCGAGGCGGTGGTGGCGGCGGTGGAGGTGGAGGTGGCGGTGGCGGTGGAAGCAATATCCGTCGCGGCAGGAGAATGCGCCCACCGATTGTCGGTGGACGGCTCCCAAGCTTCGTGACCGGAGGTTTTGTCATCGGCCATGCCATCGATGACTGGAAGGATCCGGCCGAAAAACATCAGCAAGATTTTGACGATGTGCAAAAGAGTTTGAGAGATCCCGACTTCGGCTACGGGCGCTTCCGCTGGCCGTTCTCGGAAAGCGAGAGAACCAAGAGCGCCGAGAAGGAGAGGGAGAGGGAGAAGGCGGGGAGGCCGTGGGGGCTTCCCCCAGCACTGGGCTTCCAGACCGGGACCGATCGCATCGCGAAGACGGGCCTGGCGCTTGTCCATCAGGGCGAGACGATCACACCCGCGATGGGAACGGGTCCGTTCACCGGAGATCCGCCAGAGCTGAAGAAGAACACCGAGGCGACCGACGATCTGACCAAGAGCAACACCGCCCTGAACCAGACGATCCGCCAATGGATCAATAGTTTGCCACAGCTGCTCAAGGAGCTGAGGGCTGCCACAGCCGCAGCAGCAGGAGCCACCACAGGAGCCACCACGGGCGGTGCAGCGGGAGCGGCTGCGGGCGGAGCGCCACGCGGCGGTGGCGCGGCCACGGGCGGCCCGACCGGCCCGACCACGGGCGGCGTGGCCGGCGCTCCCACGGGCGGCGCGGGAGCTGGGCGCGGCGGCGCGGGCGTGACCACGGGCACGACGACGGGAGACGCAGTCAGAGGTGGAGGGCGAGCAGGGCCCGTTTCCAAGAATCTGCGCGCCAATCAGATGGAGGCTTACAAGGCCGCCCGCGCCGAGGGTTTGACCGATCCACAAGCCCGCGCCCTGGTCGCCAACCTGTCGGGTGAATCACTGGCCAATCCTGCCGATGTGCATTCTGATCCGTCTCGCACCAACCCTGGCCAAAAGGCACATGGCATCGCCTCTTGGGACGATGCTCGCTCCGCAGCCATCAAGGCGAAGTTCGGCAAGATGCCCAACGAAATGAGCGTCGCCGAGCAGACCAAGGCGGCGATCTGGGAGTTGCGGACCCCTGCGTATAAGAAGGCCTGGGAAGGTCTTATGGGTGCCGGCAACGCCGAAGCAGGAATCGAGCCGCTGGTCCATCACTGGGAAAAATCGGGAAACCAGGCAGCCGACATCAGGAGACGCACCGACATTCTGCGCGGCTTGCCGAGCAATATGGAAGCTGGCGGCGGTGGCGGAGCGATAGCCGGCGAGGCTGGACGTGGCCCCGCTGGCTCGGCATCGAGGGTCCTGACAGATGCCCAGGCCATGATCGGCACCAGCGAGAACAGGGACAAGCTGAAGCTCGACCAATATTTGAAAACGGGTGGCGTCGGCATGAACCCTCATGACCAGGCGTGGTGCGCTGGGTTCGTGAACGCCACGCTCGGTCATGCAGGCGTCAAGGGGACCGGGAGCTTGGCCGCTGCCAGCTTCGAGAAATGGGGGCAAGGTGTCTCCAAAGGAAACATTGCGGCCGGCGATGTCTTGGTCACGAGAGGCGGCCATCACGTTGGATTCGCCGAAGGCGGTGTCGTCACTCGTGATGGGCGACAATATGTGCGGATGCTTGCGGGAAACGAGAACGATCCTGCCGGTGGTCCTCTTGGCCGAGGCCGATCACAGGTGGGCAGGGTCGGTGAGCACTGGGAACCTGTTAGCTCCATCGTGGCGGCCAGGCGCGCAGAAGGTGGCGGCGATGGCGAGCCCTCGGCTCAGACGCGCCGAGAGGCGCGCAGAGCTGCTCCTGGCGACCTGGCAGCTGCGGATGGCGGCGGCGCGGCCCCACAGCGAAGTGCGCTGTCAGGCCGTCACATCGATAAGCTCATGGCGGCGCTGATGCCGAAGCCGCTCGATCCGAACAACTGGAGCGGCAGCAATAAGCAAGTCGCGTACACCATCCGCAATGCGCCGGGCGCGAATATCTACATGACCGCCAGCGGCATGGGTTCGGCGACGGCCTGATGCGTTTCTACGCCATTGTGATCGAGGGTGCGCCGGCCGACATCTTTCCGCCGCGCGCAGGCGCCTATGTGCCAGGCGCCCAATGGTGCAGTGTCATCGGTGGCGAGAACGATCCGGGCGCCCAGCAGGTCGTCCTCGATCTCAATGCCCTCGATGCGGCTATAGGCAGCTCGAACTGCACGGTGACGATCCAGAACCCGACGCTGCAGCAGATCAGCCAGATGGCGGATTTGAAGGAGCTGGTGGTCAGCGTCTACGGCGGCATGTATCCGGGCCTGCCGCTCGCCAGATGGCATTACGAGCGCAACCTCACCGGTTTCTTGATGTCCGGGCAGATCGTGCGCTGCTGGGGCGAATGGGTCGGCACCGAGATGTCGCTCTCCTTCGCTTTCATTCCGACCCAGTTCAAAGCGGCGGGTGCGGGATCGACCATCGGAACCGGCGGGGCGGGCAAGCCTGGCGAGGCCGGGGCGACACCGGTCGGTAATGCGCCTGCTCCGCAGGCGACCCGCTACCGCAGCGTCGGGCCGCGCAGCATCCGGCAGCGCGCCTCGGTGATGCCGATGGACATCAGCCTCGGCGGCATCTCGTTCGGCAGCGGCTTCGAATCGATCGCGGGCGGCTTGGCGTTGCTGTTCGGCGGCGGCGGCACACTCTCGGCCCCGCTCAACCTGATCCATAACCTGATGCCCAACATGCCCTTGTCGAGCGCCATCCAGCAGACGCTCAGCACCGCCTTCCCCGGTGCCAAACTCAACATCAACGTCAGCGACAACCTGAAGCTGCCCAGCCAGGACGCCGGCATGTATCAGTCATTGACGCAATACGCGGCCTATCTGCAGCAGCTCAGCCAGAACATCCTCGGCACGCAGAACAACTATCAGGGCATCCACACCACGACGCATGGGGATTCGCTCGATGTCTGGGACGGGCAGTTCCACGGCGCCACGAAGGCGCTCGCCTTCTACGACCTGATCGGTCAGCCGACCTGGATCGCGCCCTTTACCGTGCAGTTCAAGTGCGTGATGCGCTGCGACATCCACGTCGGTCCCGACCACGTGTTGCTGCCGCCCGGCCTCATGGGCGTGGGCGAAGGTGCCGGCTCGGCGGTCCTGTTGGGCCCTTCGGCAAAGCAGGGGGTTCTGAATTTCGGCGGTCTCGACGTTGGGCCGATCATGCAGGTGCACCACAGCGGCGATTTCCGCAACCCGGACGGCAATGCCTGGTGCACCATCATCGATGGGATTGTCTCACCTCGTGGCGAGACCGCAGGCACGGGAGGCCCGCATGGCGCGGGCCTGGCGGGCGAATTTACCGGCACCCCGGTGGCTCCGCCGCCGCCTCCCCCGACGGCGCTGATGAATCGCAGCGTTCGCAGGTATGGGTGACAACACATGCCGACGCCGCTCTCGCTCGCCAAGCTCACCTATCAAATCGCGCCAATCTTCCTGACGGGCGGCATTGCAACGGGCATCCCTGGCAGCATCATGCCCATGCTGTCGTTCACCAATGCCCCGGTCGGCCTCAACCTGGCCGGCAACATTCTGCCCGTCGATATCAAGGACCTCGACGAGGCCTTCGGGGCCTTCACGGTGCTGCCCAGCGGCACGCTCGTCTCGCAGCAGGTCGCCAAGTTTCCGTTCGCCAACCAATTCACGGCGGCCAATGCCACCATTCGCGAGCCGCTGGGCGTGCAGGTGCTCATGGAAGCGCCGATGCGCGGGCCGAACGCTTGGGCCAACAAGTTCGCGATCATGAACGCGCTCAAGGCGACGCTCGACATCCACAACAACCTGGGGGGCACCTACACGATCTTGACGCCGGCCTTCATGTATACCGAGATGATCATGACCGAGCTGGTGGACGCCTCGCGGGCGACCAACTCGCTGCCGCAGAATGCCTGGAAGTTCGTTTTCGAGCGACCGCTCGTGGCGCTGGAAGAGCTGAAGGCGATCTATTATTCGTATAACCTGCTGATGCGTAAATTGGCGAACGCAGTGCCGGCGACCCCGGTGGTGACTGGCGTCCAGGTCGGCTCGCCGTCCGCGCAAAGTCCGCTGCTCCAGCCCAACCTCACGCCGATGGTCGGCGGCATGATCACGGCGAGCGGCCTCGGCCTCGGCTTCAACCTCGGCAATCTGCCCGCGAGTTTGGCCGCGCCCGTGAGCCCAGGGGGAGCCATGACAGGCGGCATTAATTCGTGACGAGCATCATTCCCTTCGTGCCGTCGAATATCAGTGCGCCGACGTTCAATGCGGCGCTCGACGGCGCGAACTACACAGTTGCCGTCACCTGGAACATCAGTGCGGCGCGGTATTTCCTCAACATCTATGACACCAGCGGCAATTGGATTTTGACGACCGCGCTGGTCACCACGCCCACCGGCAAAAGCGTCGATCAGGCGAGCTACGACCCGAAGGCGGGCCTGATGACGATGATCAAGAACGCGAGCTGGTATCGCAAGCCTGGGCAACTCGTGGACTACACGCTTTCGGGCTTTGATCCTCCGATGCTCAATGGGCTGTGGCGCTGCCTGACGATCAACACAGTGACCTTCACCTTTCCTATCGCCCAGGACCCACGGCCGATCGTGACGCTCGGCACGACCAACCGGCTGATGAACATGGTCGCCAGCAAGTTCAAATCGACCCTCGTCTATCGCAACGGCTGCTTCGAGGTGAACCCCTGATGGGCCTCTACGACGCACAGAAGAACCCGTTCCATCTGCGCATCAACAGCTGGAGCAATGCGCGGACCAACGACCATCTGCAACGGCAGACCAAGGGCATCCCATGCCATGTGACGAAGATCGACAAGGATTTCGTCGAGGTGCAGTTCGACACCCACGACAATACCCTGACGCCGCCGACCGTGAAGCTGCCGCAGTCGTTCTCGACCTATTCGCGCGAGCCCACGCAGGTCGGCGACAAAGGCTACGCGGTGCCGAGCGATTATCACCTCGGTGCCTCCGATGGCTGGGGCGGCGGCTCGAACTACTATCCGCGCGCCAACCTCGCGCCGCTCAGCTTCCAGCCGGTCGCGCATACGGACAATCCAAAACGCGACTACGACCAGCACACCATCGTGGGCGGGCCCAAGGGCGTGCTGATCGTGCAGAGCAACCCGCCGAAGCAGGACCAGCAACAGCAACAGAATGGCCAACAGCAGCCAGGGCAGGCCGGCGGTGGCGGGGGCATAGGGACGGCTCCGAACCTGATGCGCGTCAGGCTCACCAGGGCGATCCCAGGCGTCGGTTTCTATGTCATGGTGCCGACCCCCCAGGACAGCAGCTCGACGGGCTCCAGCGCCGCTCCCAGTGGCGCTGCGGGGGCTCCTGCGAGCACCACCTTGCCGGCGGTCCCGGAGCCGAAGACGACGCTCGATACATCGACCAAGGCGAGCCTCATGATCGATGAGAACCAGAAGCATACCTACGACGGCACCGGGGGCAACAAGATGACGATCGAGAAGCAGGCGATGAAGCTCACCGTCGAGACGCTGGTTGATGGCCAGCACTGGATCTACGTCGGCGGCGACGGCAAGGAGCCAATGAAATATGCGCAGCTGCTGACGACCGCAGGTCCGGTCCTCAATGCCAGGGGGCGGATTAGACCCTGATGCGGACCTATGGTCGTACCCAAGACGTCCTGACTGGCGCGAAAAGCTGGAAGGTCGTCACCACCGATGTCGGGGGCTTCAACGACAGCGTCTGGCTGACGACGCTGGCGCAGGTCCTGAAGCTCAATCTCGGCGAGAGCCCGTTCTTCGGTGACTGGGGCATCCCGGCTCACACATCCATCGTGCTGCAGATCGCGCCCGATTATTACATGACGCTGACGCAGCAGCGCTTCGCCAGTTATTTCGCCTCGCTGATCCTGATACGCGTGCTCGATGCCGTCGATGACGATGGCCGACCGGCGCCCGCCTACCAGATCAATGCCCTGACCAATTACGGCGCGAGCATCGGGATACAGGTCAGGCCTCTCTATCCGCTCGAACAACCGATCTAGTCATGCCCCCTCTCCCGCTATCGATGTCGGACCAAGGATTGCAGCCGATCGCGCCCGTGGATTTGCGCGCTCAGCTGGTTGCTATGGTCAGCGGCAGTAATCCGGATTTTACGGCGAATCTGCCCGGCAGTCTGATCGAGGATATCGTCTCGACCGATACCTATGCCTTGGTGGTTTCGGACTCGTTCCTCGTCGATCTCGTCAACAGCTTGACGCCCTTCGGCGCCAACGCCTTCCTGCTGGCGCAGCTCGGCGTGCTCTACGGAGTCGATAAGCAGAGCCCGACAAATACCTCCATCAACGCGGTCTTCAGCGGACCACCTGGTTACGTGATCGCGCAAGGCTTCACGGTCTCCGACGGCGCTTATCAGTATGTCTGCCAGGACGGTGGCATCATCGGCGCGAATGGCCAATCGCTGCCGATCTATGCACTGTCGCCCACGGCCGGGTATTGGCCGGTGCCGCCGAATACGGTCTCGCAGATGATCACTTCGGTGCCGGCCAACATCACGCTCGCGGTCACCAATCCGGTCGCGGGTGTGCCGGCGACGCAGGGCGAGGAACTCTCGGTCTATCGCGAGCGCTGCTGGACGGCCGGCCTTGCCGCCTCGACCGGCATGGGGCGCTACCTCAAGACGTTGCTCGCCAATATCCCCGGCGTGCAGCTGCGGCTGATCTCGGTGCAATCGATCCAGGAAGCCTACATCATCCTGGTCGGCGGCGGCGATCCCTACCAGGTCGCCTATGCCATCTGGGAGGCGGAATTTTTCGTCCCTGGCTTGGTCGGCGCCACCATCGAGATTGCTGCGGTTTCCAACACCAATCCGATCGTCATCGCCACCGCCAACAATCACAATCTCACGACCGGCGAGGTCGAGACAATCAGCGGCATCGTCGGCTTCCCGTTCCTCAACAACCATGCCTATCCGGTGACGGTGACCGGTGCCAAGACCTTTACCATTCCGGTCGATGGCACGCCCTGGGGAGCCTATCAGTACGGCGGCACGGTCTCGCCCAATCCGATCAACCAGATCGTCACCATCACCGACTATCCGGACACCTACGCCATTCCCTTCGTAATCCCGGCGCAGGAGACGGTGCACATGACCGTCACCTGGATCACCGATTCGCCGAACTACGTCTCGGCCGACGCCATCGCTCAGGCGGCCACTCCCGCGCTGGTCGATTACATCGACAACATCCCGGCGGGCCCGACGCCTATCAATCTCAACGTGATGACGCAACTGTTCCTCGAAGCCATCACCCCGATCCTGCTGGGCGAGGCGATCATCGATCTTAGCTTTGCGATTTCGATCAACGGCGTCGGCGTCCTGCCGGGGCCGGGGACGCAGGTCATTTTCGGCGATCCGTATAGTTATTTCTACACCGACCCGACCATGATCCAGGTGCTGCAAGGCACATAATCAGCACATGATCATCCTCTCCCCGGCCAAGGCTTCGGTGGTCGCGATTGGTGGCACCTCGGTGCTGGTTGCCGACCCGACGATGGGCGTGAAGGGCGGGCTGATCGTCAACGGATTCGCCGCCGACGACCAGGGACTGCCCTACGCCGAATCGCTGTTCGTCAATCTCCTGGGGCCGGCGGGGCTGGTGCCGAGCCCGGCCACTGGAACCGTCGAGCTGGTCCCCGGCGAAGCCTTCCTGGTGCCGCCGCAGGTCAACTGCTGGGTCAATGCGGTATCGACCGGCCACAAGTTCACGGGCTTTTTTTCGTCGCTCTATACGCCGCTTTATCCGCCGCACCCGGTGCCAGGCCAGCCGGGAGGCCCCGGTCTGCCGGGAGGCGCGCCGGGAGCCTTTCCGCCGCTTGGACCGACGGGTCTCCTCAAGGGCATCCCGAGCTATCTCTATCAGGAGTATTCCGACGACGACGATCTACAGGGCTTCGTGGCGGCGCAGAACAGCAAGCAGCAGGATTTCGTCGATACCTTCAACGCGCTCAACCTGCCGATCTACACCGGTCCCCTGGTGGCTGGCGCGCTGCTCGACTGGGTCGGCCGTGGTCTCTACGGCTATCCGAGGCCGGCGCTCTCGACCGGCCAGCCGCGCACCGTCGGGCCGCTCAACACTTGGGGGCCGGCGATGCTGCCCGAGATCAACGACATGGACGTGCTCACCCCGTTCGCGGTGGTGGTCACTGACGATGACACCTATCGCCGCTGCCTGACCTGGCATTTCTTTAAGGGCGACGGCAAGTATTTCGACGCGCGCTGGCTCAAGCGGCGCGTCTGGCGCTTCTGCTACGGCGTCAACGGCACCGCTCCCGACGCCGTGCCGGAAGGCGCGCCGACGCCGTCCATCGCCGACACCGAGCAGATCTCCATTTCGCTCGGCGTCCACAAGAACGTCACCATCAGATTCGTGCTGGGTCAGCGCACCGTGATGGGCGGAGCTATCATCAACAAGTTCGGTCCCAACGGCTTCGGGCCGCTGACTCCCAACGTCGATGAGTTCGCCTCGATCGCGCTCAACGACCTGGAGACGAGCTACAAGCCCTATCCTCCGATTCCCTTCATGCGTGTCTTCCAGGAGGCGCTGGCCTCCGGTGCCCTGGAGACGCCGGCACCATGGAATTTTACGGTCACCATCGGCTGAGGAATCGACATGGCGATACTCTGGTCAAATAACGCCTCGACCACCATCGCGGGCTCGATCACCGCAGCCTCGACGACAGTCTCCTTGGCGGCCGGCACGGGGGTCGAGTTCCCCAACCCGACTGGCGGCAATTTCTACGTCGCCACCTTCTACGATCAGGCCACGAAAACCGTTTACGAGATCGTGCATGTCACGGCCATGGCCGGCGACGTCGCGACCATCACGCGTGCGCAGGAAGGAACCACGGCACGGGCCTGGAATGCTGGTGACATCTTCGCCAATCTAGTTACGGCGGGCACGCTCCAGAATTTTGTCCAGGCCGGCACCGGTCCCGCCGACACCAGTGTGGTCTATGTCGGCACCGATACTTCGGCGACGCCGAGCCTAATCGTCGCCGTCACCAATCCGGTGCCGCCAAACCTAGCGACCGGCATGCTATTCAATATCAAGATGGCGAACACCAACCTTGGCGCGGTGACCGCCCAGCTGAACGGTCTCGCGGCAGTGCCGGTGGTGCGCACCAACGGCTCGCCGATGGTTGGCGCCAACCTCACGGCGGGCGAGGAAGCTATTCTTGTCTACAACGGCACGCACTTCACCTCGACGGTACCGCCCGTCCCGCAGGCGCCACCGCAGACGGTGTTCTATGTGCGTCCCGATGGCAATGACAACAACAGCGGCTTCGCCAACGATGCGGCCGATGCCTTCCAGACCATTCAGGGGGCGATCAACGCCATCCAGTCGCGCTATATCTCGCAGGGCACGATCACCGTCCGGGTTGCAGATGGTCTGTATACTTCTGGGATGGCGGATTCAACGGGTTATATCGCATCCTGGGACATCGTCGGCAATACGGCAAATCCGGGCAATTGCGTCATCAATTGTACTTCGACCAACGCTGGGACCTATGTGCCTGGTTCAGGCGCTGGGCGCCCCGTGTATTGCGGTGGCACTGCCAACATGACAGTGGAAGGGTTCGCGTTCCAAGGTTACTACGGAGTGGGAGCTAATGCTGGCGGCGTCTTAGTACTGCGAAACAACAACTATACAGCGCCGACTTCTGGCGAGCCTTGTATCCTGTGTTCTGCAGGGGCCTATCTTGCGCTTTTTGGTGTCAATGCATATACCGGGACAGCAAGTTGTAATTCCTTGCTCTCGGGGGG